CCAAAAAATTAACGGTATTAAATTTGTGTTGTATGACCCAAGTTAGTGCAGGAGCTGGAAATTTAAATACATCTGCAACGACTGTAAAACCTGTCGCAGCTGCCGCTGTTCCATAGACTTTGCCATAAGTCCTAGCCGAATATTGTTGAGCCATTGTTAGCTACCAGTCTGAAGTAGTCTTAGCGTTGCCGTGCCAGACGTATACGCTGTAATTTTTAGTCTTACGGCTGTTATCGGAAACGCATAATAACCATCGCTGGTTGCGGTTTGATCTTCAAGGAACGGAAACCAAACGGCATTTTGAATGTCTGCAAGAGTTTTAGTAGGGCCATAGGTGTGCTCAACAGAATAAGTTAAATTAGCTCCATCGCTTAATTCCACCGCTAAAGAAATGTTGACTGGATTAATATTAACGTTGATAAGAATTGGGCTAGCAATTCCAACACTACTTAAATTGACAGAAGTTAAACGTGCCATAGTTTTTCCTAGAAAGTTCCGCCAAATAAGCCATTCTGAAATGTTGCGGTGCCCAATGCGTTTGGCTGAATAGTACCAGTCGAATCTAAGTAAACAGCTTTTTCTGATGGATAAGTAACAAATACGTCTTTAGTGCCGGCAGTAAAGTTAACTAACGAACCGCCATTAGACGAAGCTAAAACTGTAGTGCGAGCAAGGGTGGGTCCAGTAGTGCTATATGTGCCAATGCCAACTTCCCAGTTAGCGCCGCCTTGGTCTGCAATAGTATAGTAAGTGGTGTTAGTATTGCCAATAACTGAAAACGACTGATACCCAGTAACTGCGCCCAATAGCGTAGCCGAGCTTGTCCCCGTAACCGTGGTGGTCTCTCTTACACGATCTGCTATAACTAACGCCATAAATTACTTTCTAAAAAATTACGACACCAAACAACAATTAACCCGCTGCGCTGAGCGTATAAGTTACATTAATTGTATCGCCAGAAGTAACTGTTTTAGAGCCTGCAGTAAAGTCGCCTGCTGAAAACAAAACGCCAGTTGTATTATCAATCGTAGCAGAACCACCTACGTTAATGAACGCGCCAGCAACTGTACCAGAACCTGTCATAGAAAACACAACAGCAGCCGAAGTAGCTTTAACTGCTGGGTTAGCTGAAGTAGATGCTAAGAACGCTGGAGTCTTGCGTGTACCAGAATAGGTAGGAGCATTAGTAGCGCCAACCTCTAACCAACCAGCGTGAGAAGCCTGAGTGTCAGTATAAGCTGCACTGCCTGTACCTTTTAAGCCCATAACAATTGCGCCGGCTGCAGTATTACCAAGATACGCATCGTTTAACGAAGCGCGGCCTACGTTAGTAGTTAGGTTTTTAACGGTATCAGACCATTTTTCAATTCCATCAGCGCCGTAACAAGTAGCAACGTATACACCTTCGAGACCAACATTTTCAAGCGAACCACCGCCATAAGAAACGCTAGCTCCGAAGCTATCGCCAATTTTTGTAATTTCAGAACGCATAAATACTCCTTAATTGGTAAATCTAATAATGGCGTTGGTTGATGTCGCCGTTGGAAAAGTAACTGTAAATGTTCCAGCAGCCGTATTCGTTTTATCTGACCCGAAGTCTAAAACGGCTACAGCCGCATTTGTCGTACTATTATAAATTAATGCGCACCTAGCCGTAAAGCTGGCTGGATTCCAGACCACATTAGCAAAACTTATAAAAGACGTGCTGTTATTGAAATCTGATGTGGGTATTTGGGTTATGGTTAGCGCTTGCCCCCCAGCCGTATACCCACTTCCGGTAACTTCATTAGCGGTTGTGTAAACCAGTGTCGAGTTATTAAGACTAGCTAACCCCGTATACAACGCAATTTTGTACGTGTATGGCGTACCCGTATTAAAGTTTTCAAGCCCGCTAAGCACGTTTTGGTAAAAAATGGTGCATTGCCCTTGTTCAATAGCCATTATGATCTACCTCTACCGCTAACGTCTATTTTAAGCTGCCCATCACGATAAGCATCACCACGCTCAAGACCATCCCCAAGACGACGTAATTGCATAAGGGCTTCGGCGTACTTGTCTTCGTAGTATTTAACCAAGTCTTGCTCACCTTTCATGAACAACATTGCCTCACGCATAGAGCCATAAAAAAGTACTGGGTCATAGTTATCGCCTAACCAGCTTGTACCTGAAGGGTTATTAACAGCGCCTACTGTTACAGAAAAACCAGAGCCTGTGCCGCCAATATAGGAAGAAGATGTTGTAAGGCTGTTTCCTACTCCATAAAAATAACCGCCGTTATCCACACTAACTGAAGTAACCGTATTGCCAAAAACAGTAATTGTTGCCGTAGCTCCAGTACCTTGACCGCCTGTTAACGGCACGTTAGGGTAAACCCCATTAGTATAGGAAGAACCGCCGACAGGGGTGTTAAATGCGGTAATAACGCCCTGCACAATAGATACTGGGTAATAAAAGTAATGTAACTCTACGTTGTAGTTTGCGTCTGGTGTTGGACCCATAATAAAAGATAACTCATTAGGGCTTGAATACTGTGAACCAAACAATGCGTAATACTTAGGCATACCGGTAGATGTTGGGGTTGGATAAGCTTCACGAATGAAGTTCACGTCTTTATTAAGCAAATAAGTAAAGCTAGTATCTGGGCTAATTACTGCTATTGAGTAAGTGGACAAGTAGTCGTTGGGACAACTTAAATATTTATTGTTAGCCGTAATCGTGCCCGTCACGTTTTTGCGTAACGGCGGGATTTGGACCGAATTATATATACGGCTTTCCGCTTCCTGAACAAACCGAGAAATATTAGAAACAAATAGTGCTTCCGTATTCTCAGAATAGTCCTGTATTGCTTGGTACAGTTGAACGTAGTTCATTCGGGTTTACCCTATTAGGCCATTGGCCCACGAGCCATTTTGCCTTTAGTTTGTGCTTTACCACCACGCACTTGAATGCCAGAAGTTTTAGTTGGAGCGTAGTTGCCTTTGCTAGTTGTATTAACAGCAATGTTCATCTCTTCCATATACTTAGCACCAGATTGCGTAGACATTGCAGGCAGTCCGCCACTTACGCTTTTACCGCTCATTGTGTGTGGCTCGTCATATGCACTAGCCGGTTTGTTATTAATTGCCATGATTATCTGCCTCTTTGAGCTGCTACTTTAGCTAAGTTACGACCCATAGACTTCATGTTTTCATTAGTCTTGCCGCCCATACCTTTGATTTCTTTGGTAATGCCGACGTTTGGGCCTGAATTACCAAAGTTTTTACCTTTAGTTTTACCCTTTTTTGCAATTCCGTTTGCTCCGCTTTTGAATGTCATTTTCTACTCCTAGTTAATTGTTACGCTACCTACTTGCCCTTGTGCTACTAAATAGTTGGGCGTTTCACCAAAATCATAATGCTGCCCCACTGGGTTCCAACTCCACTGTATAACACGGCTACCTCCAGCCGGCACACCAAAAGACTGCACGGTGTTATTGTTAGCCGCAGTATTTATCTGCAAGCCGTCAAACCCAGACTGGTAATAGCTGTTGTCCCTACGTGGTTCCCGAACCGCCTGTGGATCGTCAACAGGATACATACCCAATTGTAACTGAGGATGGTCTGGGTCCCAACAGGTATTACAAACTTTAATCCTATACGGTTTGGTCTTAATAATCTCTGTTTTTAAATCTACCAGCTTAAATCGAAAATCACACCTATCGCACTGGGCAATTGCAAATTTGCCAGAACTAAACTTATTAGGCATTATGCACCCCCGATATACTGCCTACGAGGTACCCAGCGAACTGGGGCGGTTTCACGATCTTCAGCCGCAGCTAAATCAAATTGTTGTTCATAGTCTTGTTTTAAACCCATTACACGAGTTGGGTCCATACCCGGCAGTTTTAAAGATAGATAATAAGCTAGACCAGCGACCATACAGGGAATAAAACGAAATGGAATGTCTTGAATATTAACGCCATCACCTGCATCCTGAATACGACGCAAACGCCAGTAAACAAACTGATAATACGGTTGTGTAGCTGAACCCTGATCTGGCGTAGGCCAGACGTTTACATTGGGTAATTGCGGTACGTAGACTTTAGTTGTTGCTGTGTGGCTTGCCGCAGTCGTGTTATTCTGTGCGCGTACACAGTTGTTTAATGTACAAGTAGTCGGTGTATCAACTTGAGCATACTGATAATAAATAACTTCTGAATCTATCTGAATAAAACCGGTGCTTGCTAAATTAGCAACGCCTGCTCCAGTTAAGTTAATTGTTGTCGCTGTGCTCGAGATGGCTGATGCTACTGTGCAAAACCCGTCATTAGTATCGCCGGTTAAACGCTGGAACCAAACTTGAATAGGTCTGCCTTGCGCTAATTTGTTTGGAATGGTGGCGTATGTTGAGACGCTGATGCGGCTAATGTTTATATCCGTTTGGTTTGCTTGGCTGTTAATGTTAGTACGAATCTGGTGCTCTAAGAGGTCAATAGTATCGGAAGGGACTGGGTACGATGCTTGACCCTGTACCATGTTAATAACACCTTGCTCGATAGTCCATAGATTGATGCCTCTATTAGCCCACTCAATCGTTAACAAATTTAAACTTCTTCGTGCCGTTCTAAAGTCGTAGCCCGAACGTAGTTCGGAGCCGCAGCGCTCAAACGCTTCTTCAATCAGATCATTTAAATCTAAATTAAAGCCTGTAGTGCCGGTCGTATATGCCATTACTTTCTCGCTTTTAATACCATTATTTCGTCACGTAATTTTTTTATTTCTGCATCACGTTCGTCTAATTTTTTCATCAAACTTACGCTTGTATCTGCCCACATTGCCATGTCTCTTACACGTTCTTTGTGGTCTTCCAACATCATGTTATACAAACGTTCAGATGCGTCGATCTGAACTTGCATAAAGTCTTTCATTTTTTTAAACCTTTAAGGGTTTCCGCTAGCCTAGCTCGCTTACCCAACTTGCCGGGTTTCTTTGTAGCTGCAGCTAGTTTGCTAGACGGAATCTTTTTGTCTTTGGCTACACCTAGTTGCGTTTTTAAAGCGCCGGGTTTTTTAATTGCCTTTTGTATCCACTTTTCAGCCATTATTTTTTCCTTGCTGTTTTAGCAGATTTAATAAAATCCGCTTTAGTAGGCGCACCCTTAGACCCAACAGGACGCATCTTTTCACCAGAGCCAGCTGCAATACGTGCTTGCTTTTTATGAATGTTTGCATATAAACCCGGTTTACCGCCAGCTTTTAAAAGCACGGCACTTTTTGTGCTTTTAGGTTTTTTAGCTGGACTAATATCGCCCATGCCCCTAGAAGCTTTCATTACATTTTTCCGCCGCCGCACATAGCAATCATTTTGCCTTTAGTGCCGCCTTTAGAAATGCAACCGTCAGCGCGAGTCATGCCGCCTTTTTTAAGCTTAAGCGTTGTGCCTTTGCCGCCTTTGTGCTCTTGCATATCGTGTTGTTTCATTGCTTTTTTAATCATGGCAACGTCTTGCTTCTTGTCCATTGCCATGTCTTCTTTCATATCGCTCTTAGCCATACCACCACTCCTAAATTTTTTGCCTTTATCGGCGTTGTTGAACTCTTTTCCCACAGATTGTGGAACTCCCACCTTCTTAGCAAATGCAGGATTATGTGCAATTGCTGCCATAAAATCGTGTTGTTTTTTGCTTGTTGATGGCATTTTATTTCCAGTGCGCTACAACATAATCAACCAACCAACTACCCGCTGCAACAATACCAACCCAAACTAAACCGGCTAAAGTTTTATTAATAATAGCCTTACGCAACTCAGCACGTTCTGCTTCTGCCTGAATAGCCATACGTACCCAATGCACTTCGTCTGGAGAAAGGGGGTGCTGCTCAACAGCTGCTTTTACTGCTGTTTGTACAAGCTGTATTAGCTCTAGTTTGGTTTGGTCATCTAAAGTCATGCTAACATTTCCATCGAGCTAAGCTTGCAGCTTTGCGGGTTGGTTTACCATTCTCGTCTTTCATAGGTCCGGGCATACCAGACATACGTGCACAAAATGATTTTTTACGGGATCCACCTTGTGGCTGTGGGGCTTTTAAATTACTGCCTGTAGCGGCATTATATTTTGCACGGCCTTTGGCTGTTAAGCCGGCACCTTTAGAAACAGGTAATTTCTCACCACGACCAACCGCAAGAGAGGGGCCTTTTTTCTTTTTAGTAGCCATTAGTTAACAGTGCCTTCAATATAATTCATAATTAAATATCCGCCAGCGTAACAGTTTTGACGAGCACCTGCGCCGCCAGAACCTAAGAATTGAAACTCAAAATCAGTTTTTTCTTTGATTTCTACTGGTACGCCATATGGCAATTGCAAATTAGTTAAGTATGTAGTTTGACCGGAAACTAACACCACGCCAGAAGGACGTAAAGTTGTTCTCAAGCGAGTATTCATATACGCACCAGAGGTTGTGGTTGTGTTACCGTCAGCTTGGAAGTAAGTAAGGTAAAGCGTGTATCCGGCTGGCACTGTGTACACCGACATTTGTGTTTGACCTAAACCGG